ATCTGACGATAGAAGGTGTTTGGATGCATAATCCATGCAACATCTCCTGAGTAAACACCAGGAAGACCTGATGTCTCAAAACCGGCAATTGCTGTCAAAAGAGATGAGTCAACAACGTCTGCAGTACCAGAACCGATAACATTTGAGAAACCGGCAAAGAGTGCAGCGATATCATCTTCAAGGTCAGCAGCAATTTCCCATGCTCCACCTTTCGCAATCTTGTCTTGAATGTAGAAGCTCTTTTTTACTTGAGCTGCTTCACGATCTTCGATCACGAATGACGATTCTTTCCAAGTCGATACATTCAGCGTGACTGATGTGTAAAGAGGTGAAGAAAGAGTGATTTGAGCGTTAACTACCTTTGTGCTAGTTGAAAGAGCCGAAATGTTTGGCGTATAAATCGCCGCGCCACCATCTGACAATTCATCACTTCGATCAATAAAGAAAGAAGCCAAGCTAAGGTCGTAACGGAAGTAGTCGTTAATTTTAGTACCCCACAAAAGTGGAATATCTACTGTAAGATCTCCTCCATTACCACCTGTAAAACCATTTGTTCCTAAAGCCATAGTATTAAATTATTATTTACCTTGCTGTTCTTTCCAGAGCTCTTTAAATTCTGCTTCGCTTAGGTTTGGAGTATTGAAATTCTTTTCAACCTTAGCGACACTAGAACCACGAGAGCTTCCGAGCTTAGCCTTTTGTGACTTGTTCTCGGCTTCTTTCCTAGCCTTAAATGCGTGGAATAGTTCATCTTTCTGAGCGTCTATAATCGAAGTTTCATTAACTTTCGCTAATTTCTTCAAATAGTTAACCTCATCATCTGAAATACCCTGCGCCCTCAAGACTGTTATTTCAATCTGTTCAGCAGACAAGGCGTTGTTAATGTTTTGTGCAGGTTTTGGAATTGCCTTAAGCGAATCCTCTGCCCTTTTTGCTCTAGCAGTCAATTGGCGTTTAGCTTCTTCGGCTTTCACCAATCTTTCCTTTAAAGCATCTATATCCTCGGTCTCAGTATCAATCACCTCTATTTCTGGTTCAACAACCTCTAAGCTCTCTAACTCTTCAGGATTTGTGCCTTCCTGTGGCGTTGGATTTTCATCCATATTGTTTTGTCGGTTCATGCCTCACGACTGGCGTTAAGGGTTTATGCATTTCCCTCTTGCTGTTAATGGGTACATTATACTCTTGTCAACTATGGTCGAGCTAACGTGAGTAATTGACTTGTTTTTTATGCTTCTTCCCCACCTTCTCAACGTATTCAATTATGTTATCAGGAAAGATTCCACCGTATTGCCGTAGAATACGAGCACGTTCAGCAGGGTTACTTAAATTACCTTGATGTGTTTGTATTTTCAGTCGGGGGGTTCTTGATTCCATATAGTATGTGTAGTTTATCAAAAGCTCCGTCAATAAGCATCTTAGCGTCCGCTATGTGTGATACATCTTTACGTTCAAACATTAGTTTTATCCCCTCCTCTGCAATAAAATCAATTACAAACTGCTGTACTTCCTCACGAGTTGCTACATCGCCTTGAAATCTTCTTAGATTATCCATTTGTTGGGGCTTGTTCTATTGCTGATAAGTCAGGCTGTTGCATCGGCGAAGGCGAAGGCTGTTGCATAGGCGAAGGCTGTGGAGGTTGTGTAGTCGTGGAAGGTTTCAACTGTGCAGATGATATAGGGACACCAGACATTTCAACAATAGAAGCGAATATCTTTGACAACACGGGGTCTTGGAGTGCTCCATATTGACCTGTATTAGGGTTAAACGTTGATACAACAGTTTTAAATATGCTATCTAGGGATTGCATCATCGCGGACTTGTTCTTTAGCTCTCCAGTTATGTTGGCGGTAATCTTCCCCTCAACATCCAAGAAGTCTTCGGGTATATCTATTTCACGTCTCTTGCCGAGCTTAGCTAAATTATTATCAACAGACATTGAAACATTCTCTAGCGCAACTGGTGAAGGTAAAGCCTCTTGAAACAATATATCTTTAATTGCATTATTTACCTCTTTAGCCATTATGGACTCATCAATCATCTTCAAATCCTCATCACTAAACTCTGATACTAAATAATGCTTCTTCAATATTCTCTTTTTAAGATATGGCAGAATCCAATCATTTAGCACTTCATTTAAGAATATACCCAACACCTCGCGTTGATACTCAAAAGGAGAGTTAGCAACTTGATTCAACAAAGCTGTTTGCGAATATGGAGTGCCCGCTGTTGGTGCTTCACCTGTATTTGCATCATATGTTGATACCGCAGAGTCATACTGTTGTTTCCATAGGGCAATAATATTCTGGAGTTCCGGTAACTTACTTGCCCCCATATTCATAACATTCATATCAGCACCTTTCTCGAGTTGGAATATATGACCGTGGTCAACTCCTGTAATAGCATTTCCTTGCACACGTTGTGAGTCTGTCTTTATTAAAATCTTGGCAAACAATTCTGAGGCGTTTTTCAATGTAATCATTCCATCATTGGTCCACACTTGTGATTCAAAACCCTCTTCCCAAACACCACGACCGAGCGATAGTCCAACCTTTTCCCATGATAAATACTTAAAGTTTATTTCTTTTTCATGTTCAACATACAACAAGAACTTCTTCTTATTAACAATCCCTATATAGAAACACATGCGCATATACTCGACCTCTTTACCTGGAACTTCTTCATAGTCAGTATGGAAACTCTCTGGCATCTCTCCGCTAACTTCTTTAATCTCATACTTAACGGGCTTGTTCTTATGAGCTTTAAAGTGAGCATCCTTGAACTCTTTCATTTCATCGGCATCCCATGAGTCATTCTTCATAGCCAATTCAGATGGTTGCAAATAGAATGTTTCAATAATCGTTCCACCAATTACATCCCCTGGATCAAAATCAACATTCAACCAGTCCACCACATCAATGTTAAGCTTACCTTCGGTCATGCTTTTCTTAAGTAATAAGCCACCATACTTAGGGCGAGTCTTACCTCCATCGTTTAATGTTTCAGAAAAGTTCATCTCTTTTAGAACCTTAAAAAGTTCATGATTGATGAGCATTGTTGGTACAACATCATTTAATGAATCAGCTTCATATCTCAAATCTTTTATATCAACATCAGTAGCAACTTTTGCGGTATTCACACGATAGTTCCCCACATTATAAAAAGGCTTCTCTCTACCCAAAGAGTCTTTGTTACCTGAAAGGTATTGGTCATTCGAGTAGAATTCAATAGTACGAATAATATCTTTAGGATTTCTTTGCAGTCCTGTAATACGAGTGACTGGTTCTTTGTAAGAATCAGTAATATCGTCGAGATAGGAGAATATTTTAGGAATCATGAGGGAATTATACCTTTATGGCAATTGGTCGGTCACTTATCATCTTGAGAAGTTGTTCCCACTGTTACGCCTAGCCTCTGAAAGCAGATACTCTTCAATCTTAGAAATCCCCACATCGATGTTCAAAGTCTCCATTCCATAACGCCCTGCATCCATGCAATGATTAAATCCATCCTCAGCTTCATTCAAAACCTTTCCATTCTTATCAATCATATAAAGATAATTTCTATACTCTTTAATAATATTGACTGACCTCTTTGTTACAAAAATGCGTTGTGATTGAACTACCTGTATCCCGTAATTGACAGAGCCTTGCCCTTTTTTCGCGGGTAACAAATTGATACCGTAAAGAATTAGCTCATCATTACTCTTAGGCTCAGAACTATCTGGAATAACTAAAGCGGGCGGAATATTAAGTAATATATCCGCAATCTGTTTATTCGATAATCCTTTTTGGTATGTAACCTCATCCCATATATAAGCCCCATTATATTTATATATAGCAACAATAGCTGTTGGGTCATTTGTATAACCATAATCAAGCCCGTAACGCTCTAGTCGAGCTTCTGGTGGTATGTCGTCAATAATAACCCAGTCTTTGTATATCTTTCCTTCCACTTCACCGAGCTGTCCTTCCCCGTACACTTGCCACCAGCCCTTCCTTCCTTTTCTCTGTTCAATTGAGTCGATTATTTCTTGAGAGAGCGCTTCATTATCTTTATAAGTAAGAATAATGAAATCATAATCTGTCCGCTTATCTTTTATGTTGTCGTGATACCAAAATTCATTAGTTGGGTTATAGTCAACAAATACTCCTTTCCTAGTACGAACCTCCAACTGTTCAAATGAATCAAATGATGTGTTGTTAGCCTCGTTCATAAATAGCCAGTCACGTCTCGCTCCTCTCAATTTGTCCGCATTATCTGTTGAGAAAAATTCAATCTTATTGCCTGTTTCAAATGTGTAAATACTATCTGTGGCATTCCAAAGAGAATCCTTCCAATAGAATTGAGCCTGCATTATGTTTTTAAAGTCTCTTATCGCCCCTCTTTTTAGATGCGGAATAGATTCAGAAACAACTGAGGTTAATTCCCTTTCCCCTTGTGCTCTTTGGGCTCTATCAATCAACCACAAAAGGATTGAAATAGTTTTTGACGCAGAAGTTCCCCCCTGAACAATCCTTATCCTTTTATTCAGTGCGTATATCTTCTTTGTTGCTGTTGTTATTGAGTACATGTAAAAGTGGAGTTGGCAATTCTTTTCCCCCTGATGTTATATCAGTTTTAGTTTCAGGGTTACCTTCCGCCATCTTCCACACTATTTCAGTAGGTAAAGATTTCA